TCAAAGCCCCCTTTCAGGAAAGGAAAACCGCGCCGCAATGCGACGGGCCCATGGTGGGGTCAGGCGGCTCTCGATCACGCCGTGGCCCGTGTAGGAATGGATAAATGCAGGACGCGCCCCGATCTGCGATTGCAGACCGAGGTGTTTGGCAACCGATCCGTCGCGCATCCGAAACAGGATCAGATCGCCAAGCGCGGCGTCAGTTACAGGTTTCGGGGTGAAGTGGCGCAGGGCCGCGTCAAAGAGATCCTCGCGCCCTTGGGGTTCGGACCAATCCGCGCTGTAGGCAGGCACGGGTTCGGGCAGCGGGCCTATATGCGCACGCCAAAGGCCTAGGATCAGCCCCAGACAATCGCAACCCGCCCCCTTGCACGAAGCCTGATGCCTGTAGGGGGTGCCGATCCAATCGCGGGCGGTGGTGACAATCGGGTTCATCGCAGGCTCCCCCCATCGTTGCTGCCAGCACGGCGTGGGGTGGAGACCAGCCAGTCTTCGCCCGGAATGTCAGGGAAGCCACGGAAATTCAAAAGGTTGTCGAACTTTGCCTGACAGGTCGCCATGCGTTTGTCGCAGCCCGCCTCAAGGCGGATTAAATCGCCCGCCGAGATCTCTGCCCCAAGGGGCTGCCATAGTTCGATCAGGTGCCGGGGACCGTCGATACGGTTCGCCTTGATCAGACCAGAAAGGCCCGTGGCAGCCCCCGACATGACCGTCAGACGCCCCTTTTCGAACCACCGCTCTGCCTGTGGCAGCGGGTCGGTCCAAAAGACGCGGTTGCGTTTGACGGCATAGGCTGGGATTTCATGACGAAATGCGGGCGTGTTGAGGTCAACACCACAGGCAGCGTCGCCCAAGGTGGCGGCACAGGCCCGCTGGAACACGCGGCCTTGAGGCTGGTTGAGGGCCTCGGCCAGCCCGCGCAGTTCGGCGCGGAACTCTGGCCCGTTGCGGCGCATTTCCCCTATGCTGCCGCGAAACCGCAAGAGCCGCTCTGAGGTGTCCGCCCAATTGACGATCCAGAACCGCACCTCTGCCCCGTCATAGCGACCCGCGATGATGTCGGCCTCTGTGATGGCGGTGTCGGTCAAGGTGCCGATCGCCTCTGTGTTATCAACGGACAGACCCGTGGACTGTTCGATGGCCTGTGCAGACAGCCCCGTATCGGCGCGGAAGGTGATCCCGTCAAAGGACAGGTCGCGGTCGTGGTCGGTAAAGCCCAAGGTCACGCCATCGCCCCGCGTCACGGCCCATGCGCGGCAGGTGGTTGTGGTGCCTGTGGCCAGGTGCGTGAGGAGCGTCATTGGCGCACCTCCACCACTGGGATATCAGGCACCTCGCCCGCGTTGAAATTCGCAGCCGATATGCGGATCGCGTCCGTGTCAAACCGCACAGGCACGTCGAATTCAAAGCCCGCACGAATGTCCACGCCAATGTCTGGCGGGTGGGCAAAAGTGATCTCTCCGTTCATGTAATCGACGGTGTAGTCGATGCTTTCTTGCTGGGGGATATTGCCCAGCGTCACCAGCACCGTGCCAAGGACGGGTTTCGTGATCGGACGCTCATAGCTGCCTGCGCCAGAGGTATAGAGTTTGCGCAGGGCAAAGGTCGATGTGACCTCATCCCCGATGCCAAGCAGTTGGTCGATGCCAGAAGGCGCACGCGAGGGCGCGCAGGATTTGTAGTCGGCCCAGTCCTTCCAACGAAAGCCATAGAGCTGCCCTTTGCGGCCCTCAAAAAACGCGATCAGCGCGTCGATGTCATCCATCGAGCGCAGGCCCAGCCCCGCGTCATAGCGCCTGCGCGAATGGGCCCACGGCGCGTTGCGTTCCTCGTGACCATTGGCGAGCGTGACGATTTCGGTGCGCCGTTCTGGCCCGCCGACAGAGCCGAAGGACAGCGAGACGGGAAAGCGGATATCATGAAACCCCATTGTGGCCTCCTTAACGATTGCGTTGGCCACGGCTCATCACCCGTGACATCTGCGCGGCGATCTGGCTCTGGCTGCGTTGGAACCCCTGCACGTCGGGGGTGGTGATGTTCATGGTGACGTGGACCGTGCCGCCGCCCTGCGCCTGAACGCCCAGACGACCATCTGCGGAACGGGTCAGCGGCATGATCGCCTCTGGCCCCGCCTCACCCATGAGGCCCGTGGAACCGCGCATGGGGAATGTGGTCGGGCTGGTTACAACGCCGCCCTTGGCAAAGGGCATCACGCGGCCTTGGGTAAAGGCACCGCCCTGCGCGTAGGGCATGATGGACGACACAAGCGCGTTCAACCCGCCCGCGAGCATCCCACCAAAGTGATCGGTCACGGGCTTCATCGCGGCGTTGTAGACGGTGTTCGACATCGCCTTGCCCAGGGTAGAGAGCGCGTCCGAAAGTTTCATCCCGTCAAAGACCACGCCATCAAAGGCCTTGCGCAACCCACGCGAAAACCCCGCATCCAGATTGCCCAGATCGCGGGTCGTATCGCCCAAGGTTTGGCGGATGTCGCGCAGTTGTGCATCAAAGGCGGCAGTCATCGTGGACGCCTCGCCCATGCTGGTTTCCAGCGATGAAAGCTGCGTGTCCAGATCATCCAAGCGGTCGAAATCGCTCATCTCGTGGTCCTTTCGTCAGGATAAAGGGAGGCCAGTTCGGCCAAACGGGCGCGGCCCATGGCGGGCGATGCAGCATCCAGCCCCGCGATGAGGAGGAGCTCTGCTGGTGTCAGCGCCCAAAATTCGCGCGGGGACAGGCGCAAACCGCGCAGGCCCAACCGCATCAGACCCGCCCAGTCCATTCAGGCCACCGGCGTGAACGCACGGGCGAGCATGAGGGCCGCAGCCTGTGCCGCCCCCACGGGCCCACCTGCGATATCGGCGGTGAGGAGGTCGGCGCTACTGCCGCTCCACCCGCCCCCACGCAGGCCCGCTACGCACAAGGCCAACACATCGCGCGAAGAAAACGCGCCCGTGTCAAAGCGGTCGATCAGGTCGATCAGGGTTCCGGTCTGCAACTCTGCCTCAAGTTCAGCCAGCGCACCGAGCGTCAGTTTGCACGGGTATGCGGTGCCGTTGAGGGTCAGGGTCACCTCGCCTGCATGGGGGTTCGCCATCAGACCGCCGCCGTAAAGGTCAGCGCACCCGCAGAGGCGAGCGAAAGCTCATAGGTCGCCTCGCCGTTATGAGTGCCTGCATATTCGATGGCGGTGATTTGGAACGGGCCTTCGATGGTGCCAAAATCGGGGATGATCACCTGAAAATCGGGCATCTGACCGTCGAAAAAGATCTGGCGGGCGCGTTCGTCGGTGGCGTCATCTTTGAACACGCCAGAGCCAGAGAGGCTCGCCGAACGGACACCAGCGCCCGCAAGGAGTTCGCGCCAGCCGCCTTGGCTGTCGAGGTTCGTCACATCCACGGTTTCCGCGTTGAAACTGATGCGCGTGGCCCGCAGGCCAGCGGTGGTTTGGAACTGACCGTCGCCAGTCATGTCCATCTTGATCAATAGGTCTTTGCCGTTTTGGGCTGCCATGGGATTTCTCCTGTCGTGAGGGGTCAGAGGTCTTCGACGCGGGCGCGGAAGATCAGGGTGATTTGGCGGACGCTGCTGCCGTCCACGCGGGACGCGTTCGCCCGCAGGAAATTCAGCGCAACGATGCGGCCACGGGTGAGCGTCAGCGCTGTATCGAGGAGCGCATCAGACACCTGCGCAGCGGCCAGTTTCGCGGCGGCAAAGCCTGCGGTTTCCGTGGCAATCGTGACGCTGAAATCATGATCCGCACCGTGGACCGTTTGATCAGAGCGATCCTTGACCACTTCGGGACCGAGCGTGATGTAGAGCGCGGGCAGCGTGCCAGTGGGCAGCGCATCATAAACGGGCGTGTCGGTGATCTGGTCGGTGAGCCGTGCGTAGACCGCCGATTGCAGCGCGGCAGAGAGGGCGTAGGTCATACGGCGACCTCCTCTGTCACATAGCATGTCAGGAACCGCGCATCCGCGTCGCGCTCCACCACAGCATCAATCGCAAAGAGGCGGGTCGCATCACGGAACCGCTGTTCAGGACGCGGGCGCGAGGGCGATCCGATGGGGGCAGCACGCACGGTCATGGTGAACCGCGATTTCGACAAAGGGACCGCGACGCCTGACCCTTCGGCACCAGTGCGGGCCTTTACCTCGGCCCAGAGCGTGCCCATGGGTTGCCAGTCGATGCTGTAGCCACCTGCCCCGTCCGCCACGCGGATCGGCGTTTCAAGCGTGAGTTTGCGCGAAAGGATCGGCAAGGTCATTCCATGCCTCCCAACCGCAGGGTGCGATAGCGTTCCACGAGCGAGGCCACCATCGGCGGCATCAGGTCACGGCCAGCGGTTTCGCCGTGGCGGAAGTCGTAGAAATGGGCGGCGAGCATGAGGACGGCTTGGGCTAGGTCATCGGGGATGTCGGACCAGTTCGGGCCGTAACCCGCAACGAAATTCATCCGTGCAGAGCCACCCGTTGCGATCATCGGCAAGGCCAGACCCAGCGCCACGAGGCGCGGACGATGGAGGTCGGCGACCAGCACCCACGACGACTGCGACACCGGCGTTTCAGCGCCCAAACGGTCGAACAAGGTCAGCGATGAGACGGCAGAGACAGGCCCCACAGGGAGCACCGCGTCAGAGGTCGACCGCCAGCGATAAACCGTCCAGCTAAAGTCGCGCTGGATCAGGATCTTCCCCGTGCGGGCCTCAATCGCGGCAAGGGCCGCACGGAGCGCCGCGACCAGCACGCCGTCTTGCAAACCATCGTCGGCAAAGCCCGACCCCAGTCGCAAATGGTCTTTGAATTCAGCGACCGGAAGCGCCGCGAGGGGCGCCGTGGTCTGTTCGACTAACATCATCACATCTCTCCGAAATTCCGGTCGGTTGAGGTCCGCGCGGTCACTGGCCCTTCTCGGGCGGGGACATGCTAGTGGGGTCAGTTGCCCCGCGCGGACCGTGGGGCGGCCTCCGCCGCCCGTGGATCAGCCCGCTTAGGCGGTGCCGAATTTCAGCAGTTTGATCGCGTTAAAGTCGCTCACCGCGCCGCCCACACGTTTGGTCGCGTAGAAAAGGACATGCGGTTTCGCAGAGAACGGATCGCGCAGCACGCGCACGTCAGGGCGTTCGGCAATGGTGTAACCGTTCGCAAAGTCACCAAAGGCAATCGCCATTGCGTCCGCAGCCACATCTGGCATGTCCTCAGCGATGAGCACAGGATAGCCCATGAGACGCGCTGGTTCGCCTTGGCTCAGGCCATCGGACCAGAGGAAACGACCGTCGGCGTCTTTGAGTTTGCGCACGGTGCCCGCGGTTTTGGAGTTCATCACAAAGGTCGCGTTGGCGCGGTATTCGGCCCCCAGCGCATAGACCAGTTCGATGATCGGATCGCCGTCATCAATCGCGCCAGCGGTGCCTGTGACCACGTAACCGATGTTGCCCCAGGTCCAGATCATCTCGTCCACGGTCGGGTAGTCGAGAAAGCCTTTGGGTTTATCCACGCCGTCACCGTTCACGAACGCCGATGCCTCGGAGCGGGCGAATTTGTCGGCGATGCGACCTGCGAGCCAGCCTTCGATGTCAAAGGCGCTGTCGTCGAGGAGTCGTTGCGAAATCTTCGGCATGGCCGAGAGTTCGTTGACGGGAATGGTGATGCGGTCGATCTGCGGAGTGGCCGTCTCGGACAGGTTCGCGGCCTCATTCGCCCAGCCAGAACCCATCTCTGTGTGGTCGATCAGCACGTCATAGGAGGTCGATTCCACGGTGACGATGCTGGCAATCGCGCGGATCGATGCGGTCGCGGTGAGCGCCGATTTGATCGTGTCAGAGGTCTGTGGATCAACGAGGTAACCACCGTCTGCCGCAACAGCGGTCGACATCGCCTTGCCCTCGAGCGGCAAGTCGCGAAGGCCCTCGTCCTCGCCCGAACGGAGGTACGCGGCAAAGGCCTTTTGGTGCGGGGCCTCGATCATCTCAGCGCCCGAAAGCGCGGGGCGCGACGCCATCAGGGATTTACGGTCATATTTGGTCATGCGGTCTTCCTGCTGCTGAAGTTTGGCGTGAACGCCGTTAGAAAACTGTTTGAATTCACTTACGAAATCGGTGATCGCCGATTTCAGGTCTTGGACCGGAGACATGTCTTCTCCGGCCCGAGGGGTGGCCTCGGGTTTGGTCATTTTCGGTCCTCTCGGATGGGTCGGTTAGTCGGGGATCAGCGCGGTGCGAGCCTGCCGAAACGCATCGGCCAGATCGCGCAGATCAGTGGTCAGCGCATCGTCGGATTTGCCTGCAACGCGCGCCTCTGGCAGCATCGGAAAGGTGACGAGCGACACTTCCCACAGCTCCACCTCGGTCAAGAGGCGCTGGCCGTGGTTGGTTTTCGTGGATTTCACCGTGCGATAGCCGATAGACAGCCCGTCAATGGCCCCCGCTGCGATCAGCGCAGCGGCCTCGCGGCCCTTTTCAACGTCGGTGAGGATACGGCCTTTGACCCAAAGGCCGCGGTCGTCCTCCCGGATCTCGTCCCAGATGCCGATGGGCTGCGCGGGGTCATGTTGCCAGAGCATTTTCACGCCCGACCGTTTCGCCAGCGACGCGGCATAGGCGCCACGGGCGACCACATCGTTGCCCTGATCGACGGCATCAAAGAGGGATGCGTAGCCTTCGATGATATGGCCATCTTTTAGCGCAATATCACCCGATAAGCGGCTGAATTTATGTTCTAATTCCATCATTCTATCCTGTCACAATGCGGATGAGTTCCAGCCCAGAGATCAGCGCGAAAGACGCGATGACCAGCCACAAGAGGCCTTCGACTTTGGCGACGATGGCCTCAATTCGGCTCAGGCGGGCTTCGAGTTGGGCGAACCAAAAGTCGTTCACGGGGGCGGTGCGATTGGGGAGCGGCACGATGTTATCCTGCATCGCCGACCTCAATCGCGGGCAGACCCAAGAGCGCCCGTTTTTCCGCCGCCGTCAGAAAGGTTGCTTCGCCAACGCGCCGCCATGCGGCTTCGCGTTCGGTGGCCAGAGCGGGGATCTGGTCGAGGTCGGGGCGCAGGTCGATCCGTTCGCCCGTAAAATCCGACAGCCAATCGGCAATGACCGAGGTCATACGCGTAGCGAGCGGTAGGACGGTCAGGCGATAAAACGCGCGGTTGGCCTCTTGGTAATTGGCGTAGGTCGCGTCACCAGGGATACCGAGCAGCATCGGCGGCACTCCAAAGGCAATCGCGATCTCGCGGGCGGCGGCCTCTTTGGTTTTCTGGAACTCCATATCCGAGGGGCTAAAGCCCATCGGTTTCCAATCGAGCCCACCCTCTAGCAACATCGGACGGCCAGCATTTCGCGCGCCTTGGTGCATGGTTTCCATCTCGTGCAAGAGGCGGTCGTATTGATCGCTGCTGAGGCTGCCCTGACCGTCCGCCCCTTTGTAGACAATCGCGCCAGATGGACGCGCCGCGTTATCAAGAAGCGCCTTTGACCAGTTCGACGCGGCGTTATGCACGTCGATGGCCGAAGCCGCGGCCTCGAGCGGGGAAAACCCGTAGTGATCGTTTTGCGGGTGAAAGGATTTGATGTGGCAGATCGGGCTTGCGCCCTCGCCCACGGTGAAACGGTGTTTTTTGCCCGCGACGGTGTAGTCGTAGCCGATGGGCCAGCCGTCCGTGCCTTGGACAATGGACATGCGTTCGGGGCGCAGGGCGTGCAGTTCCACGGGGAGGCTGCCATCGCCCACGGCCTCTAGATAGGCGTCGCCCGACAGGAGGAGGTAGCCATAGACCGCCTCGAGCAGTTCTGCGCGGCCTTGGGCTGCGTTCGGGCGGGCAAGGAGGTCAGCAACAGGATGCACATCATAGCGGCGGTCGCGGTCTTGCAGGATCAAGGGCAGCGCGGCGGCAGCCTCTGCGATCATGCGCACCGCACGAAACCCCACAGGATTGCGGGTAAAGCCCGATTTGGTCAGCGTCACCGTATCGCGGGCGGACCAGACAGCGCGGCCAGCGCCCATCGCCAGCACCTTGCCCGTGGCCGAGGCTTTGGCCTCAACAGGGGCGTCCTGCGCCGTGCCACGCTTTAGAAAGTCAAACATCCATCGCTCCTTCGTTTCAGCCCCATTTGCGTCGTTGGAGCCAATATGCAGGAAAGGTGTTCACATCCCCCCAACGCAGCGTGCGCAGGGGGGCGCAACAGGACGTCAAAGGTGACGCACACGGGGGGCTTGCCATGTTGCGGCGGGGGCAATCATCAGATCAAAGAGCGCCCAAACGAGGGCGTCGACTCGGTCAGGAGAGCCCTGCCCCTGAAACCCATTGGCGGTCATCAGGCACATCTGATCCTCGAGCGCACCCAAAGCACGCCCATGATGCACCCGCCCCTGTTCGTAGAGGGCAGCGACAGGTTCGGCGCGGGCGACCTTGCACTTTGACGCACGAACGGGGCGATATGGGACGAGCGGGTCGATCTGGCGCACGACCTCTTCGACCAAAGCGCCGCCTTGGTTCACCTCGGCCACCATACGGTCCGCCCCATGACGGTGGAGCGCATCGACCGCCGCCTGCGCCCATTGCGACGGTGAGGCCGCAGAGACGGTTGCGTCCTCAATCACAAAGGCGCGCCAATTTTGCGGCGGACCTTCGGTGACAACGCCCGCCACGATGATCCCGCAGTCGTCCGATCCCTTATGCCCCGTAACGGGAGGATCGACGGCCACGACAACGCGGTCGCACTGTGGAATACGATCCACCCGCGAGGTTTCGAGCATCTGCGAGGTCCAGAGCGCCCCTTCGGCATCGGCCAAGAGCACGCCGTCCAATTCTTGTCGACCAAGGCGGGTGCCCGCATAGCGGCGCTGCACTTCGTCCAGAAACCCCACGGCGAGGTTCGCGCGGTTGGCAGAGGTCGGCGCGTGAGTGACCACAGTGCTATCGCGGTCGAGTATCCCCCGCAGCACGGACGCATTGCGCGGCGTGGTCGTCACACAAGCCCGAGGATCATCGCCCAGACGCAGGCCGAATTGGATCATGTCCCATGTTTCCTGCCCCTTCTTCCATTTCGCGACCTCATCCGCCCAAACGGCGTCGAATTGCGGGCCGCGCAGGCTCTCTGGATCAAAGGCGGAAAAGACCTGCGCGATGGCACCGTTGGGCCATTGCAGCATCTTGCGCCCCGCGATCCATGTGGGGCGGCGGTCGGGGGGCGAACAGGCCATGATCCCGCTGTCGCCAAAGATCATCACCTCGCGGGCCTGATCGTAGGTTTCACCCACGATGGCGACACGGGCGGCGCGGCCCTTATCCATCGGGCGCGAGCCTTCGACTTGGGACCTCACCCATTCGGCCCCCGCCCGCGTTTTGCCAGCCCCTCGCCCGCCAAGGATCACCCAAGTGCGCCAATCGCCCGAAGGCGGCACCTGATGGTCCAAGGCCCAGAAGTCGAACAAAAAGGGCAGAGCGCGAAGCTCTGCCTGTGTGAGTTTATTCAGAAACAGCGTCTGCTCTGTGGGCGTCCCTGATGCGATCAAGTCTGCACCCGAGTGACACCCGCACGGCGTCAAAGTCGATTTCTCCATTCTCTGGACCCTCTTTGTATTTGTCGTGGAATGCCTCTTCGGCTTTGCGGACCCGCACGAACATCTCTTGCAAAACAGCAAGCTGTGCGGTGGCCTTTTTCGGCGCGTCGGTGTTGCCGACCTCTGCCTCTGCGATCAATTCGTGCAGCAATTTCAGGGTGCTGTCGTAGACCTCGCTCACCTCTGAGAGGCGTGATCGCTTTTGGTCTGCCTGTTGTTGGTCCCGATTTATCATTGGTTGTTCCCTATCGGTTGCCCCGCCAGATCGAGAAACGACAAAGGGCGGCCCAAAAGGACCGCCCTGCGTCTTCTAGCCTGTGATGACTTTACCCGAAGGGTGCAAAGGACCGGTTAACCGACCGTTCGCATCAGTTCGCTGCACGCTCCAATTCGCGGTAAGCGGCAACGTTGCGGTTATGCTCGTTCAGAGTGGCCGCAAAGACGTGACCGTCCGCGGGGTTCAGCGTTTTGGCGACAAAGAAGATGTAGTCGCTCTGTTCAGGGTTCAGGACCGCCTCGATGCTGGCCTTGCCGGGGTTGGCAATTGGGGTCGGCGGGAGGCCGTTGATAACATAGGTGTTATAGGGCGTTTCGCGCTGTAGTTCGCTCTGGCGCAGACCACGGCCCAAGGTGCCTTGGCCTTTGGTGATGCCATAGATCACGGTCGGGTCTGTTTGGAGGCGCATGCCCTGTTCCAGACGGTTGATAAAGACCGAAGCCACCAGCGGACGTTCCGACGCAATGCCAGTTTCCTTTTCCACGATAGAGGCAAGGGTCAGCGCCTCTTCGGGGGTGTCGAACGGCAGGTTATCAGCGCGGTTTTCCCATGCCTGTGCAAGGATGGTCGCCTGTGCGGCCTCCATACGAGACAGGATGTCAGCAACGCTTGCGCCCTTGGTGAATTCATAGCTGTCAGGCGACAAAGAGCCCTCAGCTGGGATCACATCCACATCACCGTCGAGCGTATCAATCGCGTTGAGGCTGGTCATGATCTGCCAACTGGTCACACCTTCGGCGATGGCAATACGGAAACGGGTATCGTTTTGGCCCGCCACAGTGGTGTAAATCTCTGGCACGTCAGAGCCGAGTTCAAAATCCGCGACCTCGTCGTAACGGGCGGTTTCGGGGTCCATCTGGCGGACCTCTACGGTCGCTGCGTTCACGCCGATACGGTAGAGGATTTCGGTGCCACAGGTGCTTTGCCCGCCGCGGGTGATGATATCGATGATCGATTCCATCGAGGCCGCTGCTGGCACGATAAAGCTGCCCGCCTTTAGCTGGCTGCCCGCACCTGTGTAATCCACACCCATGTTGAAAATCATCTTGGACGAAATCGCGCCCTGCTGATCCAGATTGTCCGCAACGCGACGGAAGTTCGTTCCGCTCGGCACCTCAAGGCAGATCGCCTGCTCCAGAGGGCCTTCAGCGCGATACTGCGATTTGCCCCAGAGGACGATGCCCCCCAGAACAAACAGCAGAACAATCAGGAACGACAGCGCGTTGGACGCGATGTTACGCCACAT